AATTCAGATGAAGCGATTAGAGAAATAGCTTTAGATGAATTAACAAGAAGAAAAAATGAAAAGAAAAAAGGTGGTTTAATAGATAAACCTTTAGGACCAGGTGGTAAGAAGAAAAAGAAAAAAGGTAAAAAATAATGGCAAAGTACGCAACAGGTAAATACGCAAGAGCAATATCTGACAGATCAGGTATGGAGTTTCCATACAAAGAAATGGTTAGAGAATGGAATGGTGCCTTTGTCCATGTTTCAGAGTTCGAACCAAAGCAACCACAATTAGAACCAAAACCAATGAATGGTGATTCTATATCTTTACGTAACGTAAGACCAGATAGAATAGAACCTGCAGTTGCTGCATTATTAAAAAATAATCCTTTTTCTATTACATCAGGATCACAAACAATTACAGTTTCAGAACCAAACCACGGTAGATCAACAAGTGATACCGTAAGATTTAGAAATGTTGTA